CCAGACTCGGTTTCTTCTGTGCGGGGCATCGACACCGCAAGCTGGAATAATGATCGGCTCGACTTCGTAACCTTCTGCTTCCAAGTCAGAACACACTTGGTCGAGTGCCAAGCCGATGATTCCAGCAACATTCTCACCAACGACCCAAGCTGGCCTTGCCTCTTGTATGACTCGGAGCATTTGCGGCCAGAGATAGCGGTCATCGTCCTTGCCTCGTTGCTCCCCGGCACAACTGAACGGCTGGCAGGGAAATCCTCCTGACAGAAGAGTGACTCCTCGATATGCCGTGCCATCGAGCGTTTTGATGTCTCCGTGGATTGGGACATTCGGCCAATGCTTTTTGAGGACGGCTTGGGCGTATGGTTCGTTGTCGCAGAATCCAACAGTTTCAAATCCAGCCCATCCAGCGGCAAGAGCGAATCCTCCGATTCCGCTGAACAAGTCGAGGTGGGTTGGCTTTTCATTCACATTTCACCTCCGTCCAATGACATCGCTTGTTCGGCCTTTTGATCTTGCCCCTACCCTCCAAATATCGAAGGTGGTACTGGATTGCTCCGTGGGTTTTCTTTAGAACTTCTGCAATCGTGCAAGTCGGAATCTCGTTGGTGATTAGGGTGAACACGGCATCTCGGAGCATATCAATGGTCGCTTGGTTTCTGGTCGTTGCGTAGAGCTTTTCTAGTTCCTTGCCGGGGTAGCGGTCGGCAAGTATGCCGTTGGCCTTGGCCTCTAGGGTTGTGTAGGCTTCGTTCATTGAGTTTGCAACTTACTTTGAGTTTTTATTGAGGCAAGGGTTGGTTTTGGGTTGTTCAACAAGACAAATAATACTGGGCGATGTTCTTGCCGCTATTGGTTTTGACTGTTCGCTTCTGCACATCGTAACCAGCCTTCCGCAAATCACAAACTCGGCTTGCCAATCTGAAGCACTTGAACCAATCGAGTGCCTCCAAAGCCGTGAGTGTGCGACCCGATTGCAAATGGGCTAGGATGCGAGCGTTCTGGTCGTGGCCTTCCGTCTTTACTGGATGGGTTGTCCTCATAAAAGGCAACTCGAACTGCTCTGCCTCAACAATCGCAATCATCGTGAGCCTCCTTTCGCCTTACGAACAATGAAGTTTTGCTTTTTGGCGAACAGAATCGTGGTTGGATGGACTCCCCAAGCTCTTGCAAGCTCGTTCATCGACATTCCACTCTCTAATTGATGCTTCCAGAGCGTCCATCGCTTCTTCACAGTCGAATACTCACGATTTCGCCTCGCCCCAGCCTTTCCATAGGTCGGAACAAGCTCTTTGGGGATGTCGAGGTGGGTAGTTACACCCATTACGAGCTTTTCAAGCCCTTGTGAGGCCAATTCTGCTCGATTTTGTGCCATTGTAGCGGTGAGTGTGCTTACCATTTGCTCAAACTCACGCAATTTGTCCTCGCACATCTTAACCCGATGGATTGTGGCGGCCAAAACCATATCTTGAGGGTAGTTCACGGACACCCGGCCTCTACCCAGTCATTATGGGTGTTAAATCCAGCTAATTTATAGGTTGGTGGGGATTCGCACCCCGATTTGATTGGTTTCTTCATTGGTTGGTTTCCTTTGGTTGGTTGTTGGTTGCTTCTCCGCTGACAATTTCTGGCACAAGCTCGCCAGTCCTTAACCGATGCCCTGCCCCCCACCTTCCATCCGTTCGATTGGTAGTAATCAAAAGCCGACTCTGCATCCGTCTGCCTCCATCCAATCTCTTTAGCAAAGGCAATCCATTCAGCGAGCGTGGGGCGTAAGCCCTCTCTCTCTGTTCTAGTTTCTAGCTTCTCGCTTCTAGCTTCTAGCTTCTGCCTAGGACTTTCGATGGGACATTTGCTGGACATTTGCTGGACATCGGCGTGACGCATACGCATCTTCCTACTAGCGTCAGACTTACGCAACTGCTCATCCTTCACCATTCTGCGTGAAATGATGGTCTCTTTGTCGAAGCTGAACACTCCAGATGCGTGTAGCTCGTCCATCAACTCTGATGTGCGTTGCGGGGTTAGACCACAGATTCTGGCAAGCTGTTCGCTTCGGGCTGGGTTGCCGCCGATAAGCAAATATCCGTGTCGATCTGACTTTGCCATCAAGCAAATCATATCTGCCCAAAGCCCCCTAGCCTCTACCGAACAAGACCGCAGAGCCTCATCGGAAAGCCAGTCGGCCACAAAGAATTTAATCCACGGCAACTTCACTTCTTGGCCTTTTCCATATCTATCTTTTGATACTTCTTCGCTCGTTCCAATAGCTCTTTAGTGATACGATGCGAGTAGTCGAGGTGGCTGATGATGTCTTTATAGTTCTCACGCTTGGCGTGGTCGAAGTCCTTGAACAATTCTTTCAAACGCTTCGATACGATTGCGTGAAACTCATCTACTAGCTTTAATCTTTTAACGCTCATTTCTTTTTAATCCTTTCCATAATATCTTTTCCCAAATCCCATAATGCTCCGCTCACAAACAGAATGGTGAGATAGAGAGACAAACATCCTAAACCTATTAGGAATAAGTCCCACAAAGCTTTCCCGATAGACGAAAGGAAACTTACCATTTGGGTGTAGTCGGCCAGCTTGACCAGAGCCGAATGTCCTTTTTAAGTACCTCGCCAAACGCACACACAAAGCGATCATCGAGATACCTACCGCTAAAGACCATACCGCCAGATTCCATAAGTATTCTTTCATCTTTTTTGGGATTCTCCTTTGTTGAATGCCATTCAAGCATTGACCATTTTAGCTTTGGAACATCGACATCAACGCTCATCCGAGCCTCCGCAGGGCTACGACAACCTCATTGAGAATGTCTTGGATGACTTGATCTTCTGTTCCATCGGCTAGTCGTTGGACGAGTTCGGCACACCGCTCTCTTTCGAGGGCGGCGGCCTTACGCATCGCATCATCGATGATGTCTTGGATTAGGTCAGAATGGGATTTCATCTTCGGGCTTTCCTTTCTGTATCGCATCTGCTTCCGCAAGAATCTCTGCGATGATTTCGTTTCTGATGATGTCGTTCTTATATGGCTTGCCATCTGCTCCGGGCTTGAGGTCTTGCTTGCTCAACCACTCCAAGTAATCCAAGCCCTTGTTTCCGAAGGCGGCGATCTCCCGAAGGGTTGAGCCTTTGTGCTTTCCAAACTTCAATTCCATATCTCTAGGCTCACCACCATTCGTCTTGACCGCAACTCCGTTGAGCTTTGCCGTGATGTCTGCTAGGTCTGCCTTGCTGATCGAATCAGACTTAACCGTGTCTAGCTTTACTGGCTTGGGTGCTGGCTCGTACTTGTCCGTGTTGATGTCCTCGAACCCGCCGTGAGGAACTTCCTCGGCTGGCGTGGTCGATAGACTCTTATCAATCAACACTACGATATGGGCAAAGGCAGAACGACAAGCCCTGCTGATTGCTCTTGTCTGGCACATCGCCCTCTTGGCGTAGGTCGGGCGGCTTGCCCACATAGGCTCATCATCACCCAAGAACCCCTCGGCACTCGATATGACTTGGCCGTTGTCCATACGCTTGACTTCACCGATGCAACGATAGCCATCTTCGAGACGCTCAACATCTCTTGCAGAGGCCACGCATCCGTGAGCGACTGCGATTGCTTGCCAGCCTTCGACTCGGACATAATCTTTTTGACCGATGCGTTGGCAAGTTTCCTTTACAATGGCTCGACAAGCCCCAGCTACATCCGTTGCTTGCCGAATGTGGGTTGAGACTCCGTTGCCGTTCTGAATTACTAATTGGTTATCACTCATTATTTCATTCTCCTTATTGGTTGTTGGTTATAGTCGTAGTCACCTAGCGACTCACGATCTTCTCTGCTTCCTCTGACTGGTAAATTCAAACTTCTAAAGTCATTCCGCTGGTCGAACTCTGTATCTGGGAAAGCACCGAACAATCTTACTACCCACTCATCCGTAGTTTCATTTGGTCGCTTTTTATTGGCTGGTTCTTCGTGCCAAAATGTAGGAAGTTCTTCACTCATTTGTTTGTCCTTTCGTTTATGGTTTTGATTATTGGGGAAAGCCATTTTGTGCTGATGTCGTGAGATGGCACACGGAAAACTAGGATGCCCATTGAGGCGGCTAGATTATATTTCTCCATATCGTTCAAGAACCCGGATGGCCTCGTATGGCGACCCCTGCTCCACACACCGCCCTCAAGTTCGATGGATACTCTAGATGTGTGGTAGTAATCAAATCTAAACCTTCTGCCCTCGGCGAACTTATGCTCCCTCTTTAGCTCCCCACCCCCAAGACTCCTCCAAAGAAGTTCAAACTTGGCTGATGGGGATAACTTCATTCTAGTTTCTCCCTACCCAGTTCTTCGTGGGCAAGACTAGCTCTGGTTCTTTGGGCTGGTTGCCCTCGGCTACAATCTTGTCCAGTCGGTCTAGGTCGGCGGCAACGGACAAATAGAATCTCCGTCTCTCGTAGTTCTGCTGGTCAATGTGCTGGGCAATTAGATAAAGCCCTCGGACAATCACCAACCCCACAAAGATGATGAGGCCAAAGATCACCAGCGTATCCGTTGCTTCTGCCAAGCTGGCGAGCAGTAGTTGGGGTTGGTAATGAATGGATACTTGCCATCATCCAGAGCCTTCATCACGAAACCCTCCCAGATTACCTCGCCAGCTTTGTTGTTCTGGTAGTTCATCTCCTCCCAGATTGAATTGATCTTATGGTGGGCAAGCCGAACAAAGCGAAGGAGCTTGTTCTGCGGAACATCAAAGGTCACGGCTTCGAGGTGTTCAATCTCCTTCATCCGTTCTGCGTAAGGCTTGGGGTTGGCGGGGTCGAAGGCATCCATAACTATGATTGTTCCTTTGCCAGTCTTAGTTCGCATCCCCATAATCTCGCAATCAATGTAGGGGGCTTTGATGCCAGCATTGGCGAGACGCTCAACCATTAGGTTATGGTTGGATGCAATCTTTCCGTGGCGGTTGTATCCGATGCCAGTCTTTTGATGAAATAAGCCTCGCCAGCCATTAGCCTTGCCTTCGATAGCTGTATCTTTTTTGAACTCAATGTGGGATGCTGGAACTGCGGAGGCTTGTGGCCTTGCTGGGAGTGGGAAGGATGTCATTGTTTTTTTGTAGGGATTTCGATGGGTTATGGCAAGACTTATTTTAGGAGTTGCTCAATGATGAAAAGGGTTGAGCCAGCACCTACGACTAGTCCGATGATGTATGCTATTAGGATTTTGTTCATATTATGATTCCTTTCTTTTTTGTACCAACAAACGATACCGACAAACCTTTCTTCCGAGGTTAAACCGATCATCCATTCTCTCATATCCTTGCTCTAATAATTCGCACTCTCTTTCCCAAGCATTGATTGAGCCATCAATGATCGACTTCCAAATCTCACCAATTTTTTTAGTTGTGTTCATTTGGTTTTTCTTTCTTGGTTGTTTATTTAGAATCGTATTCGTAACCAGAATCATTCATCCATTGAAAAAGACGAGGCTCAAGTTCACTTAAATCATCAGACATCCATCCGTCATTTTCAAGGGTGAGCATATATCTGCCACCCTCATTACCTTCACCAAGATCAACAATATGGATGTTGCCATTGATGTCGTTGGGGTATTCAAGCCCACCATACACGATTGCGTTGACTGATTCGCTTTCGTAATCGTGATTGTGGGTGAAGGTGTGGCGTTGTTTCGAGTATGTGGTGTTGCTGTTGGTTGTTTGCATACTCCAACCCTAGCACACCCCCACAACTTGTCAATGGTTTATTTACGATTGTTTGTAAGTCTCTATAAATACGCTACTTACTAGGGAGGATTTTGTAGGCTTTTATCCATCTAAAGATTTTAAAACCCTTTTTGCTTGTAATAACCACTTGAATTTTCCGAACCTCCAATTTCTTTTTGTCGAGTAGCTCACGAAGGATGCGATCAATCGAACTGGATTTCTTGCCCATCAATTCCATTATTTCTTCACGAGTCTTGAACCCCTCTGGTCGTGGGGGGCATTCTTTATTTTGGATGTGTTCTTGTAGAAGTTTCTGCCAAGGATTTCGTGGGGATTTCATTAGAAGGATTTTATGTTTGTGGGTAGATGGAACTTGTTGCCTCGTTGTCTTGCTTGGAATACATCGTGGGTCTTGTCGGGGTAGATCATTCCATACGCCCAGCCGTGTTGCCAGCGGAGCCTTCGCAACTGGCCTCGGTTATATTCGGGAGTCTTGTTGCAGAGGCATCCGATGTTGTACCCGGTGCGAGGGTCGATGGAGACGCTACGAAAATAATCAATGGCGTGGGTGTGGCCGAAGATAACATCTCCATAAGCATCGCTGTGCTGTTTGGCAGAATGCATAGCGTGGCCGTAGCCGTGTGCGAATGAGAGCGTCCCGCACTTGTAGATACCAGCAACGGAATCATAGGGGAACATCCTTCCCCTCGTCTCCTTCATAATGGCTTCGATATTTTCAATCCCATCGTTGGCATAGTCCCTTGCTATTCCGCTTCGAGAGTTACGGCTCAAGTCATATATCCGTTCATCGTGGTTGCCCCTTAAAAAGATTCTCTCATCCCCAAACTTAAAGAACTCCCGAATGAAATCTTCTCCTGCATCCCAATCTTTTTGAAGGCTCGATGCTTGCTCCTCATCCCCTGCCCCTTTTCTTATCGCCCTAAAATCCCAGAGGTCTCCGATGCAGACTACCAGATCGGGCTGGTATTCTTTCGTAAAAGCGAGCAGAGCCTTTACCGAAGGAGCATCTTGTTCATCGCCGTGAATGTCTCCACAAGCAACGAATTTAATGGGCTTCATAAAGGGGGTTTAGATTGACCAGTCAATGTTGTGTAAATAAGGTGACAACACTCTCTTGCTCTTGGGTTTGTCAATGTTTCGTCTGTGCATCCATCCTTAGCTAATTCCATAACGATGTGCATTTGTTGGCGTAGGGAAAGAAGATAAACCATTTGGTCGGTTGCTTCCGCTATTGCCTCCTCAACCAATCTGGCCGTGGGCATTTCCCATAACTTCGTTCCTTCGTTTTCCTCAACCCCCCGCTTGTATTTCTTCTCCATCGATTCAACCGCCGCAACTTGCAAAGTCGTTAAATGAAGCTCGTGCTTTTTAGTAAAATGCTTTTGAGTTTTCTCCACGCTCTGTTCAGATGTCATCCTTTTATCTGCTAGACCACGGACGCTTACTGACTAGAGAAACTTTTTGATTATTCACTTGTTGCTTTTGTGGGGATACTAACTCCCGCCAACCAGAGATGGTGCTATCCTCTAAATGAGGTTGTTCCCAATCAAGATGTCGGAGCTGGTGTTTCTCGGCTATCTTCTGGCAAATGGAATAGGTCTGGTCGTCCTCCCAAGAGGGGATTAAATCGTTAGTCGGGGTGCGGGATAGGGGCACATAGTCTATTGCGTGAGAGCCTTTACCTAGGTCAATGTGGAGCGACTGTGGGGGTATTCCTCGGGCGTTTGTAACTTTCCTCCCTGCCTTGGTTCGGCCTTGGGCGTATAGTTCCTCTTGCTCTTGAGGAGTTCTAGTAGAGCAGTAGATCAAAACTGGAATCTTTTTGCTCATCAACTCCGAGTACCAAGCCCCAACCCTCTTCCCGAAACTAGGCTCACACTTTTCTATGTGGCCTCTTGACCTTTCCACCGCCTCCCGAATCGTCATTACTGGTCAAGCCTCTTTCGGAGTCTTTCATTCTCCTCCACGAGTCGAGATATTGTTTTGAGTGCTTGCCCAAAAAGCTGTCTGTATTCGTCTGGGGTTGCCTTGGTTCGGTCGAGCTTGTCCCACCGCATAATGTAGTCGGTAATCGAATCTTGGTTCGGGACTTCGCCAATGTCGTAGGGGCGGGTGGTTGCACACCCGCAAATTAAACTAGCGGCGGTGAATCCAAGAATCGACTTCCGAATCACGGAGACGGCGGTTGTAAGCAATTTCTTCATCGTCTCGTTCTTTTCTTGTCTTGGCTCTATTCTTCGTCCACCAAGCGATGATTCCAATTACACCAGCAAGCGAGGCGAGTATGGCCTCCCACATCTTTTATTTCCTAGAAAACTTGGAAAGGAAGTCCACCACTTTTTGCAGGGTGTTCTCTGGCTCGTCACCGGGAATCAAAGAGGCAACCGCAATCACGGCAGAGAGAAGGGCAACCAAAGCACCCACCCAAGCAAACACATCTTGAGACTGAACGAAGGCTAAGATTTGGTTCATAAGAAGGGGTGAGTGTCAAAGGCTATTCATAAGGCCAATAGGTTGCTGGGTTAATTTGAAATGACTGACTACCAGACCAAGACCAGTTTGAAGCATATGCCCAGCCCGGAAACCATCGAATATGACAAGGAATTGTGATGCCATCTATGATTAAAAACGAATAGGGGTCGACTTGTTCTTGAACTTTAATATCACCAGCATAAGTATTATACCAACCATCAATAACTATCCTTGGATAAATTGTATTTCCATTCAAATATCCAGATGGGAAAAAAGTTATGTATGAAGGATTATTGCTGTAATATTGGAATGGGCCAGAGCCAGAATCCTCATTCACAAATGAAGTGAATCCAAACAATAATGTTCTTGTGCCTTGGCATACCAAATTTTCCTCTGCGGCGATTGAATTTGTCCAATAAGCGTCTTGAAGTAAGTCAATCGTTACAGAATTTGAATATCTATTATAGCCATCTATTGTTGCTGTTTGATTCCCTTGCGAGCTTCCTGTAACCCTCCAAGTTTTGACTCTCCACCACCAAGACATATATTGTTTAAGTGGAAGTGATATTGGGTATTCGGTATCTATTCCGCTTTGTTCCGGCTCTCCCTTGTCCAAGCAAAATGGGAAGTATCCACTACCACTAGCGTGAAGAACTTTCCCCATAGGATTTCGCTAGGGCATTAGCCCAAGAGTTATTCTAAAACTCGTTTGGCAAGACTTACAGTAGCTTGTGCCACAACTTGCTCGTTTGTTCCGTCTGTCTCGTAGACCTCCATAAGAATGTCTCTTTGGGTTGCTGTCGATAGGATGGCATTGGCCGAGGCTGTTGTGATGTTAAAGGTTAAGTCTAGCTGATTTCTTTGTAACTGTGGGGTTTGTGGGATAGGGGGTTTTGGGAAAACAATCGCTGGGTTATCTGTAAAGCCATAACCCTTATTCAAAACATTGATATTTTGCAACTGCCCATTCTGTATTGTCGGAACATCTAGTCTAGCACCAGAACCAGCGGCATCTTGTATTGTTGCACTATAATTATCGCTAGTATAATAAGAGCCAGCACAAGTGATGGAAATAGAGGAAATGACAGCCCCCGCTGGCGTTGGGACAGAAATAGATGGTGCTGAAATATATCCCTTTCCACTCTCGACAACCACATATTCACCACTTAAATTCTCATCAACAATATAATTAACTTTTGCTGTCTGCCCCCCAGAGGGTGCTGTGCCTACTGTGGCCTCGTATGTTCCCGGTGCATATCCAGCACCCAAAGTTGTTACTGCTACTGACGAAAGCAGTCCGTTGGGAGCGTCTGGACTCGGTGCTGTCACAATGGGTGCAGAGACATAACCAGCACCAGCATTAAGTATCTGGAATGTATATTTAGATTCTGATTCTTTGATAATGTTGGCAACAGCATTCCCGCCAGCTTGAGGGCTTTGTCCAATTTGTAACGAGTAAGATTGCCCAACTATGTATCCATTAGGGCTATTTTGCAATTCAAGTGTTCTTAAAAATCCAGACTCAAGCCTTCTGTCTGGGTCTGGTGCAGTTGCAACTTGTGTGGTTTGATAGCCGAAGCCGGGATTTTCAATAATTACATTTACAGAACCAGAGCTAGATTGCGTAAATAATATTGAGGCTTGCCCGCCATCAATAGGACTGGTTGGAATTGAAAGGTAGAATTGTTGATCTATTGAATATCCTTGAGGCTGAGTCAAAACAGAAACACTTTTAACTTGTCCACTAATAAAGTTTGGTGCTGGTGCGGTAACAATAGGGGCAGAAGTATATCCGCTACCACCATTTACTACTACAACTTGCGACCTGCTTCCATTTCTATCTACAACTAAATTTATTTGTGCTGGCGTTCCAGACGCAGGGGCTTGTACCGAACAGCTATATGTCCCATCTGAATATGATGCGGGAACATTACTCAGGCCAGCAGATCGAACCAATCCCAAGGTTTGAACGCTTTGGAATGCAATATTTGTGCTTCTGGTGTATCCAATACCCCCGCCACCCAATAGATATTGTACGGCGGCTGGGCCGGGTCGGGTTGCGATACTTGCTGGGACAGAGAAAGCCGTATCAATAAAGCCATCAGCAAGAGTCGATGGCATAGTATAAACAGTAGTTCCGCTAAATTCAAAAATAACTGGGTCGCTAGTCAATGCACCAAGCTCAACTAGGTCATAATTTTTTGTATATGTTGCTGGATATCCAGCACCAGCATCCAAGACCCTAAATTCTGGTGTATATCTTCCTCCACCAAAATCTGAATAACTAAAAGATACACCATTATTTCCTAAATCCAATGCGGAAACTATATAAGATGTATCTCTTCTTGGAATAAAAATTTCCATAACTGCATATCTGGTTGGAATAATGCTTCTATCTTTTGGGACAATAGCAACCAAAGCACTTTTCCCAGCAAATTTATCGTGTTGTGGGTTTGGAAAATTAGAAATAGCATTTGCATTAGTATTTATACTTGCAAGATTTCTTCTTCCGACAATAGTAACTCCATTTATCTGTGCAGACAAACCGGGGGCTTGTGTGCCATTAAATTCACTTATTAAAACCGCCCTTTGATATTTTGGGTCATATTGTGAGCCGGTAACAACAACGCCAATATCATTATACAATTTAGCCCCACCCTCAACTAGAGCAGACTGTTGTGCTTTTGCAATTCTAGGGTCTGTTGAATATGTCTTGCCATTCCTTGTGGCATATACATATCGAAATGTATTGTCCCCATTTTGGCTTATCCCACCAGTAATCCATTTATGATTATCTGGAAAAGTTCCATTAGGATTAAATCCAATTTTAAGACCGCCAAGGTTAATTTTTGTTGCAGTTTCAGAAAAAGTTGAAACAGTAGCTAGGGCAACAAGACCAAAACGAGCATTATTGTTTCCAGTAACATCGCTAACATCAGATACTATTGAATTTACATCTCCATAATTTGTTGTAAAACCAGTTTTTAAGATTGGCAAATACGCAAGAATGTCTCCGTGCGATACAGTTGGAGTTGCGGAATATCCATATCCAACATCACTAATAATAATTCTCCATAGCGTACCATCCCCAGTATATTGTATTGATGCAACTGGTCTTTTGGATGTAGGTGGAGTCTGGCCTCCATCTGGGTCGCTAAATTCAAGTGAAACCGTGTTTGTATTAACTCCCTTGCAACCCAAATCTACAATTTGATTAGTAAGACCAACCAATGATTTAGTAGGCTGAAAAAGAGTTACAGTTGGGGCATTTGTATATCCAAATCCCCCACTTGTTATTGTTAGTGACTGAATAAATCCACCACTTGCAACAACTGTTGCAATCGCAGTTCCGGCTGTTGGTGCGGCAAGAGTTACGCTTGGTGCAGTTGAGTATCCGCTCCCGCCATTAGTAATAGTTATTTGATTGATTGAGCCACTTACGGCTGACGCAGTTGCCGCCGCAATAGTTCCAGTAGTTGCACTAAATACTAAATCAAATGGGCCGTTTGAATAACCAAATCCACCAGTAACAATTGATATTGTTGTGACTACTCCTGCGGATATTGTTGCAGTAAAGCTCGCCCCAGTTGTTATGGATGGAGAAATATTTAAGTCATAAGTTCCATTTGGATAGCCCCTACCCCTATTTACAATATCTATATCCACAACCTCACCAGACAAAATAGACGAAGTAAATGTGGCTGTTGTTGTTGTGTTTAGTTGTTGTGCTAGGTCTGGATTAACTCTTATTGAATTATCCGACAATTCATAACTAGCCGCAATACTAGAATCCACATATTGAAGAGGTCGAGTAATGATGGTTGGCGTAGGTATCGCAAATCCCGCCGTAATGCTTGCTGTGACTGGGGTAATATAATCAACATTTAATCTAAATACACCAGTAACGATTGGAAAGGTTGCTATGGAAGAAATGATATTAGCGGTTACTGGTGTATATGTAAATATTCTAGCCGAACCAACTGTTCTAGATGCTGGCGATGTTACTATGGTTGCTGTGGCTCTAATCGTGCTGATTGGCTGTGTGCTGACAGCTTGACCATCTGCCAATTTTAATGTCGTAGTTCCAAGTCTAGCCCTAAAAGAACTATCATCGGCAGGTTGTTTGGAACTAACAATATTTTTACTTATTTGAAGAACATTGATTTTTATATTCCTCTGCTCATCAGAAAATATTGTTGGCTTGCTAATTGGAATAGTGCTTTGTCCATCCAAAAACCGACCACTTGCAACATCCAGAAATAGCTCTTGAGAGTTCACTTTAGACTATGCCCTTGTCAATTACTTGCCCAGAACCGTGATTGTGGCTGGCGTTCCATTAGAGCATACAGTAAGGGTTATCTCCCTAAACCCCGCCACACCGCCGCCCCCAACTAATGCCCCCGCTGTTGCGGATATAACATAACTTCCATCGGTTACCTTAATATCTATATTCGCACCAGCTATGGGGGTTCTTTGCAATACTGCGGCCTCTAGATCGTGGAGATAGGTCTTTGTAATTAGGCCATTATCAGCCAAGACTGGAACTTTAGAAAAAGAGCTTCCAGTCCCAGCCCTCATTGTATCTGCCCCTTGGTAGCAGAAGCTCGCACTCGGAATAATCCACCAGCCGTCTCAACTGAAGAACCAATAATGTTGATTACATTCTCATCTATTCCAGCCCCAAAAACAGGATATTGAACCGTGCCAACAAATGCAACCTCCGTTGGCTTATTCCTAATAATTTGAACTGGCAAACTTCCTACAATCGTTTTTACTCTATCTTGAACTGCCGTAACATCTTCTGTTTGGCTATTCGTTGTGATTGTTGCTGTTGGAGATAGCCATTCGCAAGTATAGCTGAATGCCGCATCTAGGGCTGGAAGCCGCACAAATCCAGTAACAATCTCCTTCTGATATTGATAGCTTGTCTCTAGAATATAAAGCGAATTATCGCCAGTTCCTCCCTCTGCCGATACTTGTAATCTATATAGGCCATTTGCTGTGTCTCCCGCAATATGAGACATATTCCTACGCACAACACGGAAGCTCCCCGGAGGCTGGTCTGGAACGCCACTTACATCTTGATCTAAAGAGAAGTTGGAATTGAGTGCAGAGAACGAGCCAACAACAGAGAATTGGAAAGATGAAATACCATCCCGGCCATTGTCTGTTATGATGTCTGGCTCGTAATCGAATGAGGATATGTTTGAGAGAATTGTTGCGGCCATATATTTATTACTTTGCTACTGCGGCTGGCAGTTTGTCAGCCAACGCCTTGATTGCGTCTAGTAATGCTTTTTGCGTATCCAACCCACCACCTTCTTTTGCTTTTTCTGCGGCGACTTGACTTGCGGGTGTCCCGCCTCGCATAGATGCAAACTTTTCAGATAGCAGGGGCATCTCCCCTGCGGCTTGTTGTGCGGCCACTTGTTCACGCATATTCTGGGCTGTTGCTGGTGGCAATCCTTGTGCCTTTCTTTTTGCGTTTTCCTCTGTTTTCATCCTCTCAAACACTTGATCTTGAGTTCTAAAATCTTCTTTCTTGACCTCTCTAGCCCTTACTTTCCTTGCCACATCTAGGGCTTGTTGTCCTGCCCTACTTGCACCCAATAGACCCCCACCAGCTTCTTGTGCCATCTTTGCATCTGCCGCCCTCTCTGATCGCTGTGATCTAATAACATTGTTTTGAGCTTTGTATATTTGAAGCTCTAGTTCGGCTGATCTTATGTTTCGTGCGTTGATTTGTTCTTTATTGTTTCCCTCACGATTTGATGCAATAAGCGTGTCGAGAATCTTTATATTTTCATCCCTTAAAGCAACTGCTTGTTTTAGTTCCTCTTTGGCCAAGTCTACAAGTATCTGTCTGCCACCCTCTGTCTCATTAACAAATTTTAGAGTTTCTTGTGCTTGCTTTGAAATGTTTATTGCTGATCTGCTTTGCTTTTCGATTTTTTTAATTTCGTCTGCTTCTTTTTGTTTCAGCTTAACAATTTCTTCTTGCACTAAAAGCTGGTCTTGGGCTTGCTTCAATGCTCTCTCGGTATCCCCAACTCCAATGTTTATCCCGGTGAACTTTTCAATGCCCTTCAATATCCCGCCAAAGGCTCCGAGTTGTGTGATCTTGCTTCTTAAAGACTCAATCGTATCCTCTGTCTTTTCTAGCCCAGCTTGTGCTTGCTCTACGCTTGTACTCTTAAACGACATCTCAAAGGCATCTGACAAGGCTTTCTGGGATTGATAGTAGTCGGTTGAGGCTTGCTTGACTGTTTCTCCGAACTTATTGATCGAGCCAAGGACAGCCGCCCCAAACAATCCACCAGCACCCAAGCGAGCCAATGAGCCAAGAGATGAGCCAGCCTTGCCAGCATTAAGGCCGAGGGACAATAGGCTTTTCCCTAGTCGTTCAGTATTCCCGCCAGCCCTACGAAAAGTATCAGATGTCTTGTTGGCCTCCCGCTGAAGGTCTTTTAACGCAGTTGTTCCCTTGCGTCCGTCAATTACTACCTCTCCCTCTAGCTTAAAGGCCATATTATCTCTTGAGCTTGTTAAGCCTCTCTTGTTCCTTGCGTTCTATATATGTTTTCATATCTTGCTCTTCTAGCCGAAAGGCAAGTCGAAGGGGGGCAACACCAATCTTATCAACCGCATTAGCCGTGTTTGCAAATATAGTTTTGATAAAGTCACCCGCTCTTTGTGCTGGCATAGCATATCCTTTCCCAGCGGTTGTCTTTGGGCTTGGAACTTTCTTAATATCAGACTTTGCATTTTTTATGCCTTGGTCTTTGTATCTTTTCAAGGCCGGCAACCAACCAGCGACAATATAAGCACAAGAACGCCTTGCCGATTTTACAAAACTATCATACTTTTCTCCCATTTTCTTGCCACCCAATCCGCTACCTCGCAATTTAGGGGGCAAGCTTTGTGGCCTAAATTTCCTTCTCCAATTAAATATCTTAAACCCTGCCGGTGTTCCCTTATAGAAGTCACGATTTCTTTTGGCCTTTGTCTCTCTGCCAGTACCGCCCTTTAGCCTTCTGACTTGTTGAATTGCACCAAGCTCCCTAACCACTCTTTCTGGGTTTGTTCTTTTTGTGTATTGCATCGCCTTCATAATAATGTTGGCGGCTCGCCTATTAACTTCTGTTAGAAAATCAGCATTACGCAATTCAATATACTTATCGATAGTTCTATTGAAATCCTTGGTATCTAGCCGAAAGGATGTAAGTGCCATAACCTAATTATTTATCATTAAATACGCTTGCACAATTAGGCTTACAGATTGAGTTCCTTGGCTAACCTTAAACTGCCACTCAATATCTGATTTCTGGGTTCTTACTTGTGGAATGATTCTAGTAACATTAAATGAACTAGAAAATGTGCTTTGCAATAGGTCAAATGTCATTGGTCTTACAGCATTGTGATTTGTAACTTGCACATTGAATGTTGCATATTTGCTGTTTGAGGCGATATCTCCGCTGTAACAATCAACGGCATAAATATAAAGGCTATATCCGCTTGGTACTGAATAGAATCCAGCTTGCATAGCTCCGATGCTTGGGTTGATTTGGGCGTAAGTTGTTGCCCCGCCCTTGGCTGTAATAGTTCCATCATTATGCACTTGTCCAACTGCGGGAACAATCATCGACATACCATTGATTCGATAGTAGGAATTAGTTGTGGATACTGGGGATGTAGATAGCGTCACATTTTCAGATATTGGATTCCAGCTTGAATCAACACCACTAATTGCTATAATTCCACCAGAATCAGCCGTAACCGTGCTGGCGATTCCCATAGTGCTTGCAGAAGATGGAAACGCATAAGTACCCGGCAATCCGTCCCAAAGCGTTCTGTTGTTTGTAGTTACTTGATCGCTAAAAGCAAACAAACTGACTGGAATTGCGTCTGTTGGGTTGTTTTTGGCCGCCCAAGTTTTCCATTCTAAAGCAAGAAGATTATTTATAGATACAGGCATATCTATCATTTTTCGTCAAGAATATCATCAATTATATTTACTGCATTAGAGTTGTGCCTTCTGACATCAATTCCACGATTGACAAGCATAGCGTGTTCTAGCTGAACAAGTTGCACCTCTGCCATCTCCCACAATACTTGTTCTGCTGTCCACCCAAACTCCTTTGCGAATAGCCAGACGGACGAAGCAATCCCGGCTGGCTGTACTATTTTGGGGAGTCGCTACCCCCATTTGTCTGCACACGAGCCTCTGCAATTTCAGAGAAAATTTCATCAACAATCTTCACTCCCTCAATAAAATCAGCCTCATTAAACTCGTCAGACCAATTTAGAACCGCCTCTCTAAACTTGGCCTTGTCCCAAGCCAATTTCACTAGCTCCGATCTTGGGTGAGTTAGGCAATATAAACTAGACCAAATAAAGAACTCTGTTGTATCTGCCTCCTCACGAATCTGGTTCATCACAATTCGTGTGCCAAGGGTGAACTTCCCAACCTTGTTGCCCTTAAACATTCTCTCGTTTATGACAAAGGATTTATCGAGTGCCTTGTTTAGAATCTCCTCATCTTTTTGTAGGTCTAGGTTCATAGGTATTTACTCAGTTTCTTTCGCAGTTCTGGGGATGCGTTCTTGCTAACCAGCAAGGTAGCTTTGCCAAACTGCTTTTTAACTAGGGGGGTTGCGTTGTTCATAGCATCCAAAAGACGCTCTCTATTTTCTAGCACGGCTCTGCAATAGGCTATGGGGTCATCGTAATTCGTGATTGCTGACCAGCCCTTTTCCCACATATCAACAATCTTGCCACCAAGACCATTGGGTAGATCGCTAAAGAAGAATGTGACGCTCCTGCGGTTATTGTCGTCTGCGTCCTCAATGACTGCCATTGGTTCTTTCTCTCTGAATGGAATGCCAAAAGTGGCGAGAACCGAGGCTAGTTTGATGTTTCGAGTATAGAGGATTTTTTCTTGCATAAGGATTTCTAGGTTAAAACTAACTTATACCATCGTATCGAACTGCCGTAAAGGATACCGTCTCAAAGTTGTCTGCACTACGATTTCTGGCGGTTTCAGTAATATAGGCCGCACCAGAGAGATCGTAGTTGCTTCCGTTGGATACTGTGATCGTTGCCCCAACGCTACCGCTAAAGGTCGTATATGCACCCTCTACTGAGTAGGTGACTTTCTTGTTGCGGAACACTACTGCCGTTACATCCCCACCCTTATTCTTTAGCTCAACCGCATCAGCCGAGGCAGAGGATGAGATGGATTGAATCACCATCCCGGTCTGTGCGGAGGCAATCCCGAAGGCGAGGTCTGTGCTATTTCCGATGATTGTAGCGGCCATATTATGTATTTAATCCCTCGTATGAGGTTGCTGATAGGTCAAAGCTATTAAAGCCATCGGCGGCTTGTGAGAAAGAAACATCCGTCACATAGTAAGTTCCACTAGATACTGCGGTTGTGTTGCCAGTTAGGGCAAGAGCACCACCAATTCCAGAGGAGGCAACAGCACCGCTACAATTACCAGAAAGACTAACATTCCTTTTGAAAGCAGAAAACGCAACAGCAGAATGAGTGCCATTGTGCTTTGATACTTCAGTTGTCTCTGATGTGTTTGTAAGTGAGAAGCTCTGAATAACAACGCCAGTTTCAGCGGCGAGTCCAAAGGCAACGGAAGAAAGTCCTATACTTGTAGCGGCCATTTGATATTCCTTTGTGTCAAATTATCGTGGGAACACCCGCACCTTTATTAGCTCCCAGATTGTAGAGAATACAGCCCCAGACACTAGAGCAACTAGCCATAGCTTTGTTTTGATGGTGTGAGCGTCCCTTTCTAGGGTATCTACCTTGGTGTTGATTTTATTTGTCCATTGAGCAAGTTCGCTAGTGTGACGCTCTAAAACCGAGATTATATTTTGCTGTCTTTCTTCTATTCTTGCGATAGCCTCTCGGACAGTAGATAAACGCTCTTGAAGTTCTGCAACTTGATCTGCACTCATAGCGTAGCTCGCTCCGCACCGGGGGCAATCCGAACCATCTGCTCGCCCTTGTCGTTATAAAATATCTCTATGTATCCCTCTGCCTCCAAGAACTTGAGGCTTGCCATAAAGTCCCGCCAACTAGGAGTATCCTTATCATCCGTAGCACTCATTCATTTCACCTTCCCCGCATCTTCAGCCGCACCCATATCGCTATATCGTGGCAGGGCGTTGTTGTCCTTGTGCCGTGGAGAGCAAGAGCAAAAGAACAAAGCAACCAACAACAGCTTCATTACTGTACATCCAATAACCAATGAGTTGATTGGAGGATTGCAGAGGGGCTTGCCGTTGGAGAAGAGGAGGAGTTTGAACAATGAATTTCTGGGCCGAATCTATTTGTGCTTGTGTCGTTAGTCGGGCCACCAGTAAGAGTTAAAAGCGGAACTTGCCCAATATTTATATTTGGATTTATGGATGAATCTGCTCCGTAGAGATTTATATTCCCTGCTCCATCAGACTCAATCACAACGCCAAAAAACCTATTATCAGATGCGGCAAGCCCAAAGCCATTTGTTAGCGTTGTGTATGATGTCGGCGTTAGATATGAGGCATTATATCCTATTAGCCTTGCTTGGATAATACTAGATTGCAGAGCAAATTCGACTCCAAATCCTTTGATCGTAAGACCATTAACTCCCGCCAATGGAGCGTCAGTAGCATTTCCAGTTCCACCAAATACCATTCTGATAACAGAGTTTGTGCTGGCCAAATACATCATACCACCCATTGAAAATCTGATTCTCTTTGAGTAGTCAATCTTGCCAGCACTTGCCGTCATTAGTGCCGCAGTAGGGTCGAAGTAACCAATTTTAGAAGTTCCGCTTGCCGAAGAGCCAGCGTTCAAATTCAGATGAAAACCTCCAGTATTTGCAAGCGTGGCTACCCCGCCCGTGCCAATAGTTTTTGTATAAGAACCAGCCAACCCAGCCCGATACATTTTCATTCGCCCAGAGGCAAAAATAAAGCTGTCTATGTCGCTTGGGTTTTTCGTGAGAGGCATAGCCTACTCCCTAGCTAACTTCTGTCACTCTAGCCGTGCCAGCTGTGGCGAATACTGCGGTATGTGCGAGGGAAAGTTGCCCCTGCGGGCATTCCCAATAATCGCCAGCCGATAGGCGAACTTGATAGGCCACGGTCGTACAAGTTGCACCCGGAGAGATGTGAAGATTCCCAGCACCTTCGTTAAACACCGTCAGACACTCCCTTCTCGAAACTGCCGAGACAAGCGTGGTAGAGGCTGTGGTGCTGGTGAAATTGCTATTAGTTACAGTCGTGCCTTGGAGCGGATAGAATGTGACTACGCTGTTAGAGATTGAGGCTGTTACAGAACCGATCTGGGCCGTCCCTGCTCCGATGGTAACTGTGCCACCACCAATCGTCACCACTCCAATGCGATTTGTGCCAGATGGTAGAGCAGAATCAATGGCGACTGTTCCAAGCACCTGTAATGAGCCATTGGCAGTTAATGGGATTGGGTAGCAACTTCCACTCGAATCAGAACCATAAACTAAAACTCCTCCGCTATTCCCGCTCTCCCCAAGACTGCGAACGCTAGAAAGATTTGCGGTTACCGTGCCAGAGATAGGGAAAGAAGCGTAATCCTCTACCCAATTTTGTATCCCACCGGCTATTTCCACATAGGATGACCCTGATAATACTGCCGTCACCGTCCCTGCAATCGTCTGTGTCCCAGTTGGGTTGGCTGTGACTGTACCAGCGATTGTAACTGTGTTCCCGATTGTAACTGACGCAATAGATACTGGCTGTGTATAGGCAGAACCATCGACACGCAACGCCCCAACAGAAGAAACGTGAACTATATTTCCAGTTGTAGATGTCCCAGTATGCCCACCAATTTTAATAAAATTACCAGATGCAGAAATCCCCTCTGTTGCAACAGTAGATTGCAAGAGGCCAAGATTGCCAACACATACCGTACTCCCGCTAATTGCGGTTGCGATATTAGAGATGGCGTTGCTTCCAAGGCTAACAACCGTATGGGCTGGGATGTGTTGCCCGCTAGTTACAATGGTAGAAAGCGTGGTTGCCGACTGGTTGCCGTCTAAAATGGATAGTGCCATATTTCAATCTCCTTGTTAAATCGTGCCGAGATAGAAGCTGTTTAAGAAGTCCGAGAAGTCATAATTTCTCGTTCCATCAGCCGTTGGGTCTGGGGTTACTATAAATGAAAGAGTAAGCCCCCTCTGCCAAGCCCTTTTATCGGCTCGTATTGTTGGGGCTTGACTTGTGATTCTGCCCATAAATATCTTCAAATCAGTTACCTTGTCTTGGACTTTTTCCTTCAATGTGTTGTTGTTGCTATATAGTGTCGAAAAGATGCTGTAATAATTGTCATCGAATATGGCTTGGGTAGTCCGTGTGGCTGAATCTGAATAATTGAGTTCTACGCTAATCTCATATACCCCAGAATAGGGGATGATTTGTTGCCCACCGATAGAGGCTTTAATCGTTGCGTATGGGAATAGCCTTAACCCCCTTCTATTCGCTACACACACATTAAGCCCCGAAATTGGCGTTAATAGGCTCGCCAAGGCATCCTCTATCTTGAACTGGGGGCTAATCATATACTTGTGCAGGAAATGTCTAGGAAGATGGTTTTTGCCCAAGTCCTATTCTCTGACCTAATGTCTGGCGATTCTGATATCACATTAGCCAAAAATACCTTGAGAGTGGCCGTGGTTAGAACACTAGCTAGATTAGGCTCTTGATACATCACTTGTAAGATATCTTGAAACTTGGCATCAAAATCTGTTCGGGTGGTTGTGTCTGCCCTTGTTGCATAGGTGATTGTGGCTGGGCAACGAAATACGCCAGAGTAAGGTATGATTTCTTCTGACCCAATAGAGGCTTGAATTACTAGGCTGGGAAGCAATCGTTGGCCTTCGGTATCGCTCTTGTAGATATTAACGCCAGAAATATCCGCCAAGGCTGTTGCCAGCCCATTCTCAATCTGACGCTCGATTGAGATCATTAGGTCGTTGGGTCAGCTATATCGATTGTGTAGCTAACGCCGTCTGCACTTTGTTGATACCCAGCAATCATCCTCTCTGCCGTCCCTACTGTTACATAAGCCCCAATCGTTATGGGAGATGAAATAGCTGATGCCGGGACAACCATACTTTGCGTAACTCTTAAAATCTCTCCACCCACATCTAGCTCTTGTGCAATCGTTAAGTCGGTAACAGATGCAGATACAGCAGAAGAACCAAGCCCGGTGACAACTGTATATAGGTCTCCGATCATATTTGTAAGATCGGTTGAGAAATAGGTGGTGTCGATTGTCCCCGCCATAAACCCACCCCTTATGTCAATTTATCTCTACGCTATCCCAGATAAAGATATTGTCCTTATCGAATGGCTCTATGGTTTGTGGGAAATACACAACCTTGCTTTCCTTTCTAACCCCAGCGGCGATTGCCATTTGCCCACTATCTATTGACCAAAACTCATTAGCCCCTCTTATTGCCCTAGCCAATTCTGGTATGCTTGGGGCTGTGTAAGTTTGCAATCCCTTAATCTCAGTACCCTCTTGGCATAAAACAAAGAAGTTGTCACTACCGCACTTCTTCCTTGCCTCAACGATGATTTGCAGGGGGTCTCTTTTATGCCCTTGGCTTATTCCAAAGGGAGCAACCATATTATAGGTTTCTGGCAATCCTTTGGCTGGGGCATCGTCCAGCCTATCAAACAGAATATCCTTGGGGTCTGCCTTGTTAATATCTGGGTGGGCATACACAAACTCTGTCCAGGTCTTTCCAGAGAAGCGATATTCTTGGTATTTGTTAGGCCAAATTTCAAGGTCTATAACATCGCCCTTGTTCCCAACCTTCACATAAGAAACCATCTCGAAGATGCCGTGGTATTGGGGTAAGCAATCAAAGAATACCTCGTGGCCTTGGTCTGCTAAATACTTGCAAGCCGGGAGGCAACGGATGATGTCTCCTAGCCTCTGGGAGTATTTGATTGTTTTAGCAGTCATCGGCTACGCTCTTATCGTGTAGGTGGGGGAAGTATTCACTCAATCGAACTGGGCCGACTGTCTTTTGCAATTCCTTCCACCCATCCACCAGCCCCTTGTAGCCATAAAAATCTTCCTTAAACTCAACTTGTTTCTGGATTGCGTAGGCATAATGGTTGAATACTAGCCCCCAAGTTTCAGTCACTCCCCTAGGGACTAGGCGAGACTGGATGTTTAGGCGGGGCGGTTCGTGACTTGTGAAGCAAACATTCTTTCCCCACTTCCAAGCCCTCATCCACTCATACCAGTTTGAGCCATAGCCCTCCCTAGTAACCACTCGCTTATTTTCTCCCACAAAGAAGTTACAATGGAACTGCATCGTTGCCCCTTCCTCTGCCCCCTTGAGGCATTCGTAAATCCCCTCGATCTGTTCTGCTCGCCACATCTCATCAGCATCCACCTCCATAACAACGCCATCATCCACGCCGAGCAAGGCTTGCTGAATCATCTCTAACTTTCCGTTGAAGGGCTTGCCTTGCGAATAAACAACCACATTCCCGCCTTGGATGCTCTCAAGATATTCGTGTGTTCCGTCTATGCTCTTGTAATCCTTATGCCATTTGTCGGGTACTTGCTTGCACCACCGGGTACATCCAACTGGCTCGCTAACTCCCTCTACAATCCTCCACCTCCAAGGAATTTTTAGCTTTTGAAACTCTGCTAGATGCTTTTCAATAAAAGGCATTCCATTAAGAACGATGGTAAAAATGGTTAGCATAATTGGAAGATGGCCGCACCATTCCTCACCGCCAAATCTTCCCATAGCAGTTTAGAAAATCCCTTGAGCTTGTTGTAGTTCGCCAAGTTCTTAATGTCGTTCACATCGTCCAAGGCGATGATTGCCTTCTCTGCTAGGAATGGCCTTACGCAACGAAGTTCGGCCTCACCAGAAAAGGGTGAGCCATCAATCAGAACAAAGTTAAAATCTACATTATGCTCAAAGTGGATGTCCTCGATTGCGTTGGTGCTGTAAGGTTCGGCAGATTCAACGCATTCGTGATACCAGCCAATAACTTGATCTAGTGGATATTGATTAAGATTTGTTTTATTTGTTCCGTAAAATTCTGCTACATCTAGTTGGTTCATCCAGAGCTTAGGAAGGGTTGCCGTTCCCTTGACCGAAACTCCACCCCTTGCGGACAGATTCATTGAGTGCCTACCAATGCGGTCTGGGTGGTTCTCAATGCTGAATAGCCTTTTCGTCCTGATACATTGAGTTGAACCATCCCCAGTTCCTCCCCCAATTTCTAGTCCAACATCTAATCCCTCACTATATTTTGCAAGGGCTTTCCCAAATGAATCGTTAATCGTTACTTCTTGCATATTTTAAGCCCAGTTGTTTGCCTTGCGTTTTTCATAGATGGCTTTTCCTTTCTCGTAAAACTCTGGCTTGTTGTGATTCTTTAACTGCTCGTCTGGATTGCCCCCTGCAAACATAGGGTTTTCGTGCCTAAATACCAAGTCCCTAGCTTCAATTACGCAATCGTCTTGGTAGGCTCTATCCGTGAACTCGTTGTCGGAGTATATGCCGTCTGAATCTTGGTAGCTTGGGTGGAACATATAGCCCCCCTGCTTCCGTAGCCTCTTTTGCGTTAGGATAGCCATACAAAGCAGTTTGTCGGTTCGGAGGCCATCTGATACCGCCAGCACCCTCTCAGCCTCTAGGTTGTCGATTCTGCTCAAAATTAGGGCATCCCAGTATCTCGGCGGACTCCAATCATCGCTCATTTGCACAATAACCTCGCTTTTTGCCATCTTTGCCCCCTCGTTCCAAGCATTGATGATTCCACCCGGATTAACCCTTTTGCCTTCGTGCGGGGTGTAATCCACCTTCTCATCCTCATCAACCATAAACAACCACTCAATTGCTAGGGGTTCTTTGGCTAAAGCAAGCCATTGCATCTTACGCTGAAAGGCTAACTGGGGGCGGCCTCTCGTAGCGTGGACAATGCTTATCTTTGGCTTGGGATACATATTCACCAGCTTGGCTACTTCCTCTTTTTGGCCGTAGCAGATAGAGGCCATTCGGTATCCATCGAGGGCTTGCCAATCGTAGACTGCGTGAACTTGATTCCAGTAGTGAAGATTTGGCTTGGGCATAGCCATACAAGCCCTTCCAGAATGCCAAGCCTTTGCCCAATCCCCCCTTGCGGAATACTCTGCCATCAAATAAAAGTAAGCCTCCCTGCGGATAGGATTAACCCCAATCGCTTCCCCCAAATATCTAAACCGCTTCTCGTTGGGTGAGCATCTACCAAGGTTACATAGAAGCTCATATTTAAGAGTCTCATCTAGGTCTGGGAATGCCAAGGCTCTTTCCCCTACTTCAATCGCTTTATCTACTTGCCCCCGCAAGAAAAACTCTTGGTGCTGGTAGTAAAGATTGAATGGGGTAGAGGTTAGCTCGTCTGCTAGGATGCGATGGTTTCTATCTGCCGAATCTGCCTTGCTTGTAATCGGTCGATGAATCCTAAATACCTTATCAATAGCCAATAGCTTATTTCTGTCGTTTGGCTCAAGGGCTTCGTGAACTCTGTTCCTCCACCTACCGCATCCCTTACGCAAGGCCATCTCTCGAATAGGATTTAATCCGGCATTCTCAACTAGATAACGAAAGCAAACAATTTCAGCCCCCACTTTTTCTGCTTGTTCCAACCCCTCTTGCAAAACCTTCTCCCCACCCTCTGCCATTACATCATCGGCATCTACCCAAATAGACCACTCGTTCTTACAAGCATCTAGGGCTGTGTTTCTAGCAGAAGCAAAATCGTCTATGTGAGGCCAATCAGTTTTCTTATTCTTGTAATGAATGACTTTAGCCCCAAGCGAAAGGGCGATCTCCTCTGTCTTGTCTGGCGTAGCTGACCCCCTAGCCATACATACAATAATTTCTTCTGCGATGGGCTTAAAAGATTCAATAACTCGCTTGATGTGGGCTTCTTCATTTCCAGCGATTAGGTAAAGGGAAATAGGATATTTCATTTAGACTAGGATTTCTAGTTATTAAGGGATGTCAATTAAAAGAAAAAGGGGGAGCAGGTTATTCACCCACTCCCCCTTCTTCAGAGGAAACAACCAACAATCTTTAGGCGAAGTTGGTGGTGATACGAACCGCCGCATTGGGGTCAATCACGACCTCATCGGTGTTCATACGCACACGCAACACTTGACTACGGCGAGCTTCGTCACGATAGCTTTCAGAGACGAAACCACCAGCCGAGTCACCCGACCAGACCAAGGTGCGTCCGATTCCACCAGCGGTGAACTCACCACCAGCAATCTGACCTACGATGATCTTGGTGTCTGGAACAACGAACGAACCAGAATAGGTTTTGTTCTTGCCAGCGGTGTTGTAAGCCGCACGGCCTACGAGGAGATTCTGAA